GCTTCCTGAAAGATAGGAAACCCATAAGCAAATGTCGTCGTCGACGAGCTACCTACAGTATATTGGACTCTTGGACTTGTTGCACTAATATCTAAAGACATAATCGCACCCTAATATTTGATTGAAAAAAACTCCACGCACAAACTAGAACCTACTTCTTGTATATTTATCGACAGTTCCACATAAATTTCTAATCCCATATAAAGATGAAAATGGCATCATTCGACATGCTTGAGATATACCTTCGTTTGTATCACCATGTATAAAATGACCAGCCGTATCAGCCATATCAAAAAAATAACTCGGTGTAGCACCAGAAAAGTCAGCAACACTTTCAAGAACACCACCTAATGGAGATGCTTTTACATTATACTTTGGCTGTATTAATGTATCCTGAGAGTCAAGAGCTTCTATTCTATGTCTTGCATGTAATCCCATATAAAAAAGATCACTATAAATTCCAAGAATACCAGTTTGATCAATTGCTCTTGCAAGTTGATCTTCATAATCCATATAACCAAATGATGTAGAATTTTTTGCATATAATGTTAAATATCCAAGAGCTAACATAGAAGTAAAACCAGCTACTTTACCTGATCTTTCCATATCAAAACCACTTGCCATGATCTTTTGTGTAGCACCCATTGTGTAATTCCAAAACTGAAATGGAAGTGCCATCATACCATTTTCAATACGCACCATTTCTACCTTACCAACACTTACTCTTTTATCAGGCTTATAACCAAGACTTCTTAATACTGGATTCATTTTCATATAAACCACACCATCTATAATCGTTGGTTTGTCTGCTGGTGTAGCATTAATAATTGTATTTCGTGTCATTGTGTTTAATGCACCACGAAACTTTCTCATTAACTTTTGATTTTTCCATGCAGTTGTATTGGATAAATAAAGAAGTCCACTTTCACTTGTCTGTATCGTGCCGTCGTCAACCAATGCTTTAATTTTTTTAGCATCTCGCAAAGTCAAACCATATCGAGAAAGAAGTTCAATACCCTCTTGGTCAAGAGTTCCAGCAACCCAACGAACAGAACGATCTACTAGTGTATGCTGACCCAATATCCCAGCCATTTTTTTAGTAAGTGCTGTTATAGGTGCTAGACCATTCATGGTATAGAATATTCTCTTACCAAATTCATTGACTTTTGATATACCCTTATTGAAAGGAGTTCTTAAATAATCTTCATATGATCTTTGTTGAGCAACACCAATTAACATATCTAATGCTTCACCAACAGTTTGAACTTCCTTTGCACTTAAACCCAAAGACTTAAGATCTGTTAAAGCTCTTAAAGTACTGCTCAAGTTTTCCTTACCTAAAGGCCCTTGCTTACTAGCATGTTGCATTAAGATCATTCCAAGTTCAGGAACAGATGACAAACCAGCACGACCAAGAAATACATAAGCTGTCCAGTCCGTTAAAGATCTGGCTAATCTTCTATTTAATGCATCAGGATTATGTATGGCAGTGCCGACGACACGATCATACATGTGATAAATATCTTGTCTAGCAGATGAAATAGTTGCATCATCAGAACCATAACGTATCATTTGTAAATGTTCTTCTTCAATCAAATCATCAATTGATTTACCTTTAAATGTATTTGCAAACTCAATCTTTGATCCAGTTCGCATCATATAATACATTGCAACATCCATTGGATTTGTTTCAATAAAATCCATTATTAAATGATTAGGTATATCAAGTTCTCTATGACGTAGATGTTTTGATAAGCCAACACCCATAAAGTCATCTTCTTGATTAGTCTTATTTAGAATTTTATTAACTGTTTCATCAACAGCTTCTTCAAGTGCTTGTTCTTCTTTAATGCGTAAATTTTCTATTGCACTTTCATCTTTAGCTATTTTAGCTCGAAGTTCGCTAATTTCTTTATTTAGCTTTGTCATCGCAGAAAATTGTTTATCGGAATAAGGTCCACCTTTTGTAAATCTTTTAGGTTCTGCTTTTATTTTTTTATCACCAAATTGTTTTTCTTTAATGTCATCTAATAACTTTTGTTTCTCTTCTAATTTTTTAAGTCTAGTTTCATTTGCTGATTGTAATTTTGCTATTTTAATTCTTGTTTTGTTAATAAATCCTTTAGGATTATCAGAATACCATTTCCTTAAAATACTTTTAAACTCTTGCATTCTTGTAGCAACAGCATCAATATTGAAATATCTTGGAAAGTAAGTTCCTTTATATTTAGGATCAAACTCTAACTTTTCTAAAGTTTTTGCATCTTTTAACTGAGATTCAATTCTTGTAAGCATTTTTTTCAACTGTGTTTTTGCTCTTCCAGATTTTTCTATTTTAAATTGATCGCTTAATTTTTTGACTTCAGTTTCTAATGTTACAATTTTTTTAGCTAAAGATTCTTTTGTAAGTAATTGTCCATTGTCAATCATTTGCAGACCATATTGAGTATAAAACAAATCCATTTCTTTAATAAATTCTTCTTCAATGTTAGATAATTTTACTGGTGAATAATTAGGATTTTCTCTTGCTATTCTTTCTTTTGATAATCGCTCTGCAAAATCTTTGAACGATGCATTGTATCCACCAAACTTTATTTTAATACCTTCTGTCTTAAGAAATTTATCATAGATACTTTGAAGTGATCCTCGGTGAACAACATAATCACCCATATAAGTAACCGATCTCATAAACACTGAAGATATACCTTGACCAGCTTTGTTAAGCATTTGAGTTAATCCACCATCAGCACCGATTAATGTCATTAATTTTTTAGTTGATTGTGGAAGATTGCCTTGAAGTATTCTTTTAAATGGCGTCGACAAGGCTTTAAAGAATGGTGAATTAATAAACCAGTTTTCTTTGTAATCAAATGTTTTATTTGGATCGACTTTTTGGTTTAAAGATTTATTTACTTCAGCTTGTTCAACAGTAAACTTTTTAGTTGCTCTACCAGAAAATGCACCAACAACACCACCAATTGTACCAAGCATAGCTGTTGTTCCAGCTATATTTAATCCTACTTCACCTAATGTTGCATTAGGATCAAAGGGCGCACGGATTGCTTCTGTACCAGCACCTAACAAAAACCCTGACTTAACACCACTCCAGGCTTTTTGACCTACTGTCACACCTCTTAATGGCAATGAAATAAGATTTACTGGATCAAGAATACTGGCTAAAATTAATGGACCCCATCCTGATCTTGACATAACCTCTCTGTTTTCTTCCATCTTACCAAGATGTGTTCTTAAATAATTAAGATGCGTTTCCGATCTTGCCATTGCATAAAATCGCATATCATTTTTATTATTTAAATCTTCAGGAGTTAGATAATCAAAAGGACTAAAGTCTTCATCTTCATTAAAAGACATATTACCTAATGTTCCAAGAATAGGACGATAAGAATATCCATACATAGAACCCATACTTTCCCAGAATGATGGGTCATCTTCTGCTACTGACAGTTGGTCAAATGCTATAAGTGGTTTACTTAATTCTACCATAAATTAAAATGTCCCTATGACGTCACCATATTGTCCGTAGTACAATTTCTTTTCTGCTTTATCCCAAGATTTGTGTATTCGTTCACGAAATTTTTTACCAAAATCTAGATTATCTTTAAGTCTCTGTTTATTTTCTTCACTAATCTGATCGGCATATTCTATTAATTCTATTGACACAAGTTTGTCGTCGTCAATGACTGGCATAGTAGAACCATCAGCTTGTCGAGTAACAATATAATACCGAACATTAGTTTCAGCAGAATTAGGATCAACAAGAACAAAAACATTCTCACCCAGTACACCATCTTTAACACCTGACAATGCAAGAACATCAGCTTCAAAATCTTTTAAAACATTTGTGTCATTACCAAATATAACTTCAGGTGCATATCGTGTTTGAAGAGCATTACCACCTGATGTATAATCAACAGTATATTCTGACTGAACCCATTGTTCTTTAACTGTTTCAACCATCATTTCAAGAGCATCTTTAGCACCAATCATTCCAGATAATAGTAAAGTTTCATCAACAACTTCCGAAGCAAGTGTCATATCACCTAATTTTTCTGCTAAAAGTTTTCGCATAAATGTTTTAGCAGAACTTGCATTATTAACATTTTCTGGTTGTGTTGCAAAAAATCCCCAACTTTCGTTATTAATAGCATTAACAGCTGATGAAAGCATATCGTTAGCATCCATACTGGCTAACTCCATTGCTTTTGCTACACCCTCTGGAGTACTGTTAAATGTAATAAGATTATTAATACCTTTAATCTTTGTTATTAGATCACTGTCTAATCCAAATGCTCCACCAAGATTTCTATTAATACCTCTTGGAGATACATTATTAGTCATTTGCTGATACATTTCTATCATTGCAAATGCTTCTGATGTTTGTCCACCATTAGGTAAATCTATAAGTGTAGTGCTAAGACTACCATTTGCTAATCGTTTAAACTTATCCTTAATCATATCAGGCAATTTCATTTGTTGCTCAACGATCTTATAAAAGTTAGGTGAATTTGAAAGCTGAAGTAAATCAGAAGCCGTTAAATATTCTTTCATTTCAATACCAGAAGTATTTAAAACATACTGGGTATAAGCACCCATTTCTTTTTTACCAATATCAATTTTATATCCAGCATCTAATTTTTGTTGAAAGTTTATTAGATCATTGTTTAATGCTTGGTCAGCTTCTACTTTGCTTTGATCTTGTTCAACATTAGACATCGTTCTACCAATAACAAGATCATCAGCAATATGAGGATGAAGTGTTATAAGATTTTTTATACCTTCATAAGATACACCAGCTTTTTGCATTCTATCTGTATCAACAATATCTTTTAATGTACCTTTGTTAAAAGCATCAATAGCACTTTGTATTTCTGAACTTGACATCTCTCGTAGTGACATTCCAATACGAGCTGTCAGTATATTTCTTCTATAAGCATTAATTCTATCTTGTGATTGTCCAGCAGTTGCATCACGATTAGATCTTAAATCAGTCCAGGCTCTTTCTATTCTTGCTTCTAAATCTTCTGCCAGTCGGTTATTACCAGAAAGATAAGCATTCACAGCTTGGTTTGCCATCTGATCTGTCATAGTAATTGTTTCTGCAACTCGTTCTTGTGAATCAATTTGATTTCTGTTTCTAAGAACTGTATTATTTCCAGCCGATATCTTGGCTGATGCATAGTCTTTTAATATACCTTGGAATGTAGGATCAGCATTATCGATCAATGCACCGACAGCAATCGATGCTGATGTATTAAAATCATCACTGTCATTAGGATTATTTGCTAAAGATTGAGTAACTTTGTTATCAATCATAAGACGCATTTTGTTTTCGTATCTAGCCATCATATTTTTTTCAAAAGACTTTGTACCAATGCTACCCATATTCACTGGTGCTTTAGAAATATTGCCACTCTCATCGAGGACGTCGACTTCCATTGATTTTTTAATACCAGCCATCTCTGCTTCAGCACTGGCTTGTTTATAAACCATTGCCGATAAAGACTGAGATGCTTCAGAAATAGATTGCCATGTTTCGGCTGTTGCTGTTTTTGGTTGCGCCCTGACAACACCAACTGGCTTATTAAATACTTGCTGTTTCTGTCTACCAATAGCCATTAATTATTAACTCCAGTTTTAGTTGCTTTGTAACCATATATTCCTTCACCAATACCAGTTAATAAACTGGTTCTGCCTTTTCTTCTTGCAGACTTGGCATAATCAACTGCACTTGAGAATGCTTCATTCTTCTGTAGGTTGTAATTCTTTTCAACTTGATTAGCTTGGATACCAATACGTTTGATATCGGTTTCATATGTATCAAAGTTATTGGCTTCAAAGGCTTTAAAAGAAGCATCATTTACATCTCTTCCTAACATCGCTCTAAAAGCAATATTGGATGCCATTGAATCAGAAAAGTTCTTCATCAACTCTGATGTTTCTTGTTCGGCATTAAGTTTGGCTACTTGTTTTTCTTGTTCAATACGTTCTGCTGTTTGCGCACCAGCTCTTAAAGATGCCCTTGCACTGGCATTTTGAGCCTGATAACTTGCCATGCCTGATGCCATTGTTGTAAATAATAATAGTTGGGGTGCTGGAACACACATTAGAAAGCGACCTCCACGATCATGCCGTTAATTTGTAGGGATACTGGTGCAGTTTGAGTTATAAAAACTCTTGGATCAGAACTATAACCCAGCATTCTAAATTCTTTTTTTCCAGAAAACTTTGCCAATCCAGTAGAAAAATCATCGGTTACACTTTGCAGTATCAAAGGAACAGATGTTCCTCCACTACCAACCGATACAGATAATGTTTCAAGTAAATCAACATTAACTCTTGTTATTTGTCTAGGCTCTGCTGTTAAAGGACCCCCATCAACTTGAGCATCAATCGGTAAGGTTGTAAGGATGCCAGTAAATCCAAAACCAATCTCTGCTGAGTCAGTAGTATTGACAGCCGAAACATTGACTTGATTAGAGCCTTGAGTAAAGTTTCCCAAGTAATCATTGCCAGTAACAACATCAAGTTTAGCATTGTCTTCAAATATAGAGTTGGTTGTAAACACTCCACTTGAACCACTAAAGTCATCACTGCAATCCAAAGTTGCTGTATCAAGAAACTCCTCCAGCATAAACCTGACTGTTCCACCACCTAAATCTCTTTTAGCAACACAGAATAATCGTTCATCAACAGTACAGATAGAATGAAAGCCACCAGTTGTTGATGTATCTGACGTCGTCCATAAAGTCCATCCAGCTTTTTCTTCATTACGAATAGAGTGGAATACAGCAATTGTTCCATCACTATTGACAAAGAAAGCATAACTTTCAGGTCTTGATAATGCACCACGCATTGCTGACATTTGTGTTGGATCAATCACAAGATGTGAACTTAATAATGATATCGGTGTAGAAACATACGCAGATTCTGAATCACTAAATACAAATTCACGGACAGTTTTCCCACCCCTCTGAACATAAACTGTTGCACCGTCAAAAGGGGTGGGTCTGACCAATGCACAGCCGAAGGGAGTTTGTCGTCTAATTTGTGCATTAGTGGGGGTTAAAGCTGTTGTTGCAAAAGAAGGAACAAAAAATTCTGATGTACTGGTGTAGACTTGAAGATCTCTTGAAGATGTTAAATGCCGAATGGTATTAAATTCACCAGCACTAATAGAAAACTGTATGCTCTCATTAGCTAACGCAGTTCCTACATCAAAGTTAAAATACTCTGATACCTTTGATGAAAAGATTCCATCAGGTCTACTGGTTGTACCAGCAAACCAAAGTCTATCTTCATGGAATGTAACGGCTGACGGAAATCCACGAACAGAAGAAAAGACTTGTTCATCCCAATCAGTAGAAGCAGTTGTTGCTGACAATGTTTTACGGATAGTACCAGTAACTACTGTTGCACTTGTATAGCCAGTAATTAGTATTTCATTACCAGCATAACGAATGATCTTGCCGACATGTCCAGATACCCAGTAGTCAGATGACGTCGTCATGGTCTTGCCAGTTCCAGATGTTGCTTGTGGAGTTAGAGTGACACCACTGGCTTGAAAGGAAAAGTAAGGTTGGAATGTCTCATCGTCTGCTGTGGTTGTATCGAATACATATTTACGAACCTCAAATGCTGTCAGACTTGTCCTTACTATTCTCATTGGCTGGTGAGTAGAATGACAAACAAACATATTATCGGCTGATTGTGCAAAGGTAGTCGCTTCTACTGTATCGACAGTCCAAGGTAATGTCGCACTATCGGTATCTTGTGTTAATGCTTGGATATGTGATATCGCACCAGTGGATGCAACAATACGAAAGAAGTCACATCTTCCAGCACTAAAGGCTACAATGTATCGCTCGTCGTCTGAAAATAAAAATGGTTCAATACGAACTTGTAATCTTTTACTAGCATCAACAGTCACTGTCGAAAACTTATGAATAAACTCTGTGCCTGGACGACGTCGAAGACCACCTTCAGCCATTAGGAAAAAGTTCCTGACTTTCTCTGCTGACTGAACATATACATTTAAGTCAGTCCTTGATGTCATTGAAGGAGATACTTCACCTCTTTCAAAGTTGTTGAGAGGGACACGAATACGAGCCATTAGCTAGTACTCGATAATGTGCCAGTTGTTCTACGAGAAGTTACAAAACGATTAGTTGATAGCTTAAGAGTTGTTTGTTGCTGACTATCAAGGGTTCTTGCTTTCTGCATAAAGAACCGAGCTTTCTCAAACATGTTGTTAGACATCTGATCATTCCTTGCTAAAGCTAAAGCAAAGTGACCAGCCAGTTCATAAACAACAGCTTGTATAAAGTATGAAGGCCATTTGTTTTCATCTTGTCTAAAATTATAATCAATCACGACTTCATCATTGACACTTGCATTACTAAAAATAAAGTTGCCGTAGATTTGATATTCGATGGATACATCATTAACTGTTACGGCATTAATCATTAATGAGTCAGAAGGTATCTGATAAGCAGACGTCCATCGTCCAGTAGGTGCATCAGACAATCTGTTACCGACAGCCTGATTAACTGCAAATCTCCATCTTGTATTTACGAGAGATGCTTGTGCTGTATCTTCATAAAGATTAACAGCAACCAATGCTTCATTCGATCCATCACTAAAAGATGTTATTGGTTGGGCGCCAATCAACACCAACGACCTTGTACATACGTCAATAGGTGAGGTTGCTGATGTTGATGTAGCCATATTATTTAGTCGCCGTCTGTTTCTGCAACTGCCGTACCATCAGATACGTCAACAACAGATCCAGTATTTGAAAGCACAGTACAAAAATTTGATGTTGGAACATTAGTATCGCGAACGATAATTAAGTCACGAACATCAAGCATGTTTGCTGCATCATTAAAATACCCAGAAGTGTTCACAGTTGCGATAGCATCAGCAGATGTATACATCCACAAGCTACCATTTGAATCACCACCGACACGAGTTAGTCCACTTGAAGAATAAGCCATTTTCTAACCCTCCTAGTTGTTATCAAGAAATTCATAAACACCGTTGTCATCAATAACAACAGCACCCATGGACATCATTGATGTTGCAAGGTGAGATACCTTTTCAGGTATGTAATTTAATTCTGTTGTGACATCGGCACCAATGCCAAGACCAACAGCAGAATTATGATAAGCTATATTTTTACCACCAGTTACTGCAGATGAAGAAAAGAACATAAATCCTAAAAAGTTCTTTGCAGTCATTCCACCAGCAAAAGGTAAGTTAGCTTCGCCAACAAAGTCTGCACTAGCAAACTCATTGATTGCATATAGATCAGCAAATCCCTTTGGGTTCATTGCTACATATCGACCACCATCTTCTGGAACATCTGCAACACCAAACTGCTCAAACAATGCAAGAACATCTGCTTTTTCAACAGCAGAACTTGTATCGTGAATTTGAGTAGAATTAGCTCCAGCATCCATAGCTGTGATTAATATTTCATCAGTCTTTCTACCTAAAGCACCAGCTTCAGATTTAGCGATTGCCTGACGTTCATCTATATTAGTTTTGATTTCATCCAACTTATCGATGTACTCGGCTGAGTAATAATCAGACATAGTTACGTCAACAGTTGTATGTGTGAGTTCCATCGGAGTCACATTTCCGTTTCTACTTTTAGTAGACGCAGAACCTTTAGCAATCTTCTGGAAGCGAACTGTGCTTCCTCTAACATTAGCTACGTTACGAACAGTGTTTCTTAATTTAGAACCCATACGTTGATAAGCTAAGTGTACTTCAGATTCAAACTGTCTTATAAAAGCAGTATCAATGGAATTAGCCATTAATTTTCTCCTTATAAAAAGTTAAGTTTCAGTTTGCAGATGATTGTCCAATGTTCAGCATCGATGCGATTGTCTTTTGCAAGGTCGCTAAGCAGACAAATTGGGTCATTACGAATTAAGAATTTGCACTTCTAACGAATCTTGACAACGCACAAAACGTAAACAAGCATAACTATTTACCATTACTGGTTCTTTATGAAAAATAAAACCAAGCCAACCAAGCCATGAAATAGTTTTTGTATGGTCTACTGGTACAACATTTTCCAATACTTCAAAGTCAGTTTGCATAAGCTGAACCATCTCAAGCGATGCTTTTAAAAAACTAAAGTAATGTTTTTCTATAAGAGAAGAACCCAGCAACCATATCGAACCATTCAGATTCTTTTCATGTTGCATAGTACCAAACATACATAAAGGACTGTCGTCGACAAGTGCAGTATAGGTTTTGCATTTCTCATTATATAATGGCATATGTAATGCCTTATAAGGAGTTACACCATGGATCAAACATTCCCTGACATCTTGAGATCGAAGATTGTTATGAAGGAAATATGCATCATGGGAATTAGATTTTACTATATCTATTTTCCCAATCGATGCTATAAACTTACGATCCATAGAGCTTGTTAAAGCCTTGTGTTACCTTATCAATAAACCCCTGATCTCTTTCACCTGGCTTCCAGTATCGAGGATCTTTCATCATGTTATCAAGATCTGTCTGAGATATTGTTGATGGTTGTGTTGACAAACTATTCAAAGAACTTCCATTCTGTAATGACATAATCTTTTCAAGGACAGCTACACCTTCTGCTGTTGATCCTAACTGTTGAACGGCTGGGAGTTCTTCTTCAGTAAAGAATTTATTTGTCCAAGCACTTACAGCATCTAATCTTGCTTCTGCATTGTCACCCAGCTTTTCTTTTTCTGCATCAAGATCAGGACCCATACCATCCATGAAGGAAGCAAATTGATTGATACCAGCTTCAAACTCTTCTTGAGAGTAACCATTTTCAAAGGCTTCATTCGCCCACCATTGAAACATTGGATTATCATTTGCCAACTCTTGGTCAATGCTTTCTGGAATATTGTATTCACCAACTGATGCTGGTCTTCCATTATAGAACTCTGTTTCAAGTTCTTTAAGGAAATCTTCCTTAACACTATCGTCTCTTGCACCAATCTTGCTTTCTAATTCACTATAGCTTTGAACAAGATTTTCAGGTGTCTGGAACTTTTCAGGTAACCAATCAGGTCTTGCTGGTGAAGAGAGGGTCTCCTCGTTTGCTTCCTGACTTACTTCCTGTGTTTGTGTCGCTTCTTCCATTTTGTTTTACTCCGTGATTATGTACAATACGTCTCTCAATTAAACCTACAATGTACCTCTGTCCTTCAAGATGTCTTAACTTTTGGTCTGTAATATCAGGACCACTAACTGTATTAATCGTAATGCTTTTTAAATAAGTTAATACTTGTTGACCAATAGGTGTTGCAAAACAAGAACCTATTGCATCTGATATCATTTCATCATCATCTTTTTTTCGATTGTAGCCATCAATGGCAATGTATTTTTTTTCTGTCATTTATAATCCTTTAATTTTGTTCATCAAATGAATCAGATAAATACTCTTGATACAGTGATAAAAGATAACCACTCCACTTCTCTTTGGATGCTGGTATTTCAATGCTTGGATCTTTTTCATATGCCCATTTTTCAAAGCCAGTATCAAGACGACCAATTTTTTTAAGAAGAGTTTTCTTTGGTGTTTTAATTTTTCTTTTCATTTAACTGTATCTTCTATGAGATTTAGTTTTATCTGCAATGCCTTTAGGTTGTTTGGAAAACTGTTTACCTTTTTTAACTGCACGACGTTTAGCCTTAGAAGTTCTTTGATATTCTTCATCAGATAAAGAGTTAATTGCTGACGTCGGCAAGTATCTTTCTCCAGTTGCTTTTGAACCTTGTGTTGATGGCTTACCACTTTTGGTTCGCCACTTTTGTTTAGTCCAAGCGATAAGAGATCGTTGAGGTTTCTTCACGATGTGTAACCACCACCAGCTTTCTTGTAAGCCTTTGCCAACATCTGTGCTTTACGAGCAGACCATTGACCAGGATTTCCACCTTTACCACCAGCCTTTATTCTTGCAAATATTCTTTTACGCATTGATGGTTTGGTATAATTACCAGCTTCATTTACTGCCATTCTTTTTCTTCTTCATTTTAGATGCCATAATCTTTTTTCTTAATGCTTCAGGTAAATTCTTTTGTTTACCTGACATCTTTTGATCGTTTGAAGGTCTACCTTTTTGTGACCCATATGTACCTTTGCCCATCGGCATAATATATCTCCTTTAACAATCCCATTTACGAAGTGACTTATTAATTCTGCTATTGGGATCGTTTGCTGTTTTAGCAGAAGTTAATTTCTTTTTCATACCACGCATTCTTGCACAAAAACTTTTTCGACGACCAGCAGACTTTGGACTTTTCTTAGCTTGTTCTTTTGATACTGGAGGTTTGAGATTACCACCTCTGGCATTATAAGATGCACGACCTTTGGCATTTAAACCACCTTCAGGGTTCTTGCCTTCTTTTCTTTGCCAAGCTGGTGTAGCCATTATTTTTTTTATTTATTTCTCAAGACATTCAAAAGGTTAGGATTCATTGCTTTTTTTCTTTTAGTATAATTTTTAGGTCCAGCACTAGGTCGAAAACCTGATCTTTCAACTTGTTTCCTAAAGGCTGGATCAGACATTGATTCAGATGTTTCTCTAAATAAAGAAGTAATTGTGTTTACAGATTTTGATGCTTTATCGTAATTATTCTTTAAAAGGTTTTTTATTTTTTCCATTATTCTTGCTCCATCATGGGTTGTTGCTGTTGTTGCTGTTGAGCCATCTGTGCTGTTAGCTGTATAATCTCATCACGACTTGCTTTATCCCTGATTAAATTATCTGGAACACCAAACTTCCTTGCAAGATAGATTGATGCTTCTTCACTATCAATAAGTAGGTTAATCATCTGTGGTCCAAACCTTCCACCAACCAGTTCAAGGAAACGATCAACTGATACAATGTCTGCTTGTGATTGTGCTTGTGCCAATGGAGATACAGATCTTACTTTGACTTCTCTACCATTGATTGTTGGTATCTCAATCCGACCTTGTTTCTTTAAAATATAAACAACTCTTTGCAATACTGGTGTAACTAACTCAGCTTGTAATCGTCCAAACGCAGAACCAATTCTTCTTGAAAGATCAGCCATTCGTTCAGCAATCTCTGTTGCACTAGCTGGTGTTCTATTTGGATCACCAAGCATATCATTATATAAAGCTCTTTTAATATTGTTACGCATATCATTGAGAACCAAATCAGCAACATCAAATCGTCCAGCAGTAGCGATTGGCTGAAGTCCTGCAGATCCTGGTGACTTTGGAATCACAGTTCCTGGCACGAGAGAAACATTATCAGGATTAATAACACCATCATCTTCCATCTGATAGATACCTGATATTGCCATCTGTGCATTCTCAAGTATTAATTCGATTGTAAGATTGGTTGTCTTAACTGCTGAAAGGGCATTGATTAATGGACCTCTCCCATAAATCTCACCACTTGCTTTTGACCATCGATAAGCAATTATAGGACACGAACCAACACCCTCATACTGTTCTTCCAGTATCTTCTCCTTGGTTTGTAAATCAATAACACAATACTTATGTGCCATAACATTCATCTTGGAATAATCTCTGTAGACAACTTCGAGTATCTTATGTTTTTCTTCAGGGTTGTTATTTACTTTTTCTAATATCTTTTTTGTGAGAGTAGCTTTCGGATACGCAACCATAAGTTGACTACCTCTGATTTGACGTTCTCTAAAGATGTTGTCAACTCTGTCATCAGGACCAACATCCAAGACGACATGTGGGAGAGGGATTGCTGAGAACCGTACTGGATTGACTGCATCACCTTCTTCACATAGAAGGACACCAGTTCCAACAGCAAGGTCGAGGAACGATTCATGAACCTCTTGAGCGAAATTAGAATTTTGTAATACCTCGAATACATAATCAGTTACTTCCTGAAGTTGTGCATTAACACTTTCTCTTTGTTCTTGGGGGACTTCTGATCCAGCAATAAAATCAGCCCATCTTGCAAAATTTGGAACCAAGCCTGATTGCAGTCTGGATGCAAATTCCTGAACTCCGACCACAGCAGTTTCGTCGAAGATCTTGTCGTCTCTTCTTTGTCCAGGTGTTTCAGCATAGAAACTTTCTCTTTGTGGTAAGGCATACTCATAACACTCCTCAAATAGTGATACCCAGTTTTCTCTTGAAGACTTTGCTTTATCGTATCTTCTAAGAAGAGTATCTAAAGATCTATCGGAACCAGCATCTATAGGAATAACTGTACTAACTTCTACCATTACATTGAATCCTTATAAAATCCAATGCCACCTGATTGCCCTGATATTAAAGATCGTCGTCCAACTTTTCCTCCAGAGACTTTCTTTTTATAATCTTCTTGTTTTTTCTTTTCAGCTTCTTGTTTAGCTTTTTCTTCAGCCTTTGCCTTTTCGATTTCAGGATCGACTTTCGGTTCTGGCATTACATAATTAGGTCGTTTAAAAAAACACATAAGTTTGTCCTTAATCTATATACAAAAATAACTCCACGCACAAAAGTACTCGAGGGCGAAATACCAAACTATTCCATAGAGCAATAGCAAAGCTTTTAACTTTACAGTCTTGACCACAATCCATTTCTCCTTGCTTTAGGACGTCGACGAAAAACATCAAACTCAGGTTTTGCATTAAAGGATCGAAGAGGTTTATTATTGCCAATGATGGATCGTCCTTCACCAGCACCAAGCATTAAGTATTGAAGTGCATCGTGGATATGAGAATACATATTCTTCTCAGGCTTATCGGTAAATCGTTCACCTGATACTTGCATTCGTCGATACTGATAACCACCTTCAAAGCCTTTAATGATCTGACGACAGCGAAAGTCAACAAGGAAAGCTGGGATACCTTCTACCATCTTCATCAATGATTTGTTGACAGCTTCCAATCTGATTGACACATCATTCGATGGTGCTGGTAAGGCTCTAAGTCCAGCACCTCTTAGTATCTGAAATGGTGTACTTTCATCTGTCTGCGCCCTGAAGTCACCACTTGGATCTCCATAGAT